TTATCTCCTCTGCTGAGTTCCCAGTATTGGCACATTAACCTTCGATAAAAATTCGTTGCACTTAACAATCGAACAGCCGTACATACCTGTAAACAGATACTTATAAGCTTGTTGCTCTCGGTCTCCCTCTCTAAATGACAGTCCTTCAAGTGTCAATACTTCCTCCATTTCACTTTGATCAAGCCCTAATCCGACTCCCATTGCCACAAGAGCCGGCATCTTAAATTTATGATCCGGCTTCTGAACTCTTGAATAATCCATTGGGCTAAGGTTTGTCCTGTCCAAAAAAATCGTAGTATTCCAGTGGTCATTTTTCATATATTCCCAGAGAAGTTCGTTCGCGGTTTTATGTGTTGCAATTGATCGTTGAAACTTCTTCTCAAAATCTTTTGCTTTATTGTAAATCTCAGTGTTCTGAGTATTTGCCTCAAAAGATGCTTCTTCCTTAAAAGCCGTATCTGCGCGGTACATCATATAAGAAGATACATCGTGCATCAGGTACTGTTCCGCAACCAGCCTGACAGAAAAATCGAGCGTGCATTCAGCAAGATGCTTTTTCGCGTAATCAGTCAGGTGATGAGTGGTGCCATCTAATTGAACATACGTTGTATCTCGCAGCACGAAATACCCATCAGCAAAGCAGAAAACGCCAGTATCAATCGTTTCTCTAAGAGACTCATTTTCGAGATACAGTTTAAATGCTTCTTCAACTGTAATAGGACGTTGATGCTTTGTTGCTTTTGATGCACTTCTTACCTTCGGTTTACTTGCTTCATTGGTTATTCTACTCGGATCGGTAAACCTTGCCGCATCGTCGTAACCCAGCTCCGTCATTCTTATCGCGGCCGATTGCTTTGAAACCGCAAAGAAATCAGCAACCGCAGTGATTACCTGTTCTGTATACGCAGAGCGGACTCTGTCTGTGGAGGAAAAAGCGTTGTATAAAGTTTCGATTTTCCTTTTCGTGGCCTTCCTTGGCATCAGAATTTTAGGCGCTATCGTTCGTGCCTGCCACTCCATGCGTTCAACATCGGACCACTTGCCACTGTCTTGATTAAAACCGGAGCTATAACGGTTACAGCGTATACCAAACTCTACGCTGTTTTCGTGTATTCTTTTGTAGTTGAAGTAGTTCCTGTGCTGCCACCAGTGATAGCACTCATGAGCCAGTGTATTATTAATCCTGCCGGTATTAATGATATCGGCGTCAACGAATATTGTCGGTCCGGAAACCTCATACCCGGTGTACTCCTTTAAGGACCAATCATAGACTTCAATGGTCCCCTTTGAAAATGCAATGGCTCCCTGAGTGCTGTCGTCCGGCGATAAATATTCAGTTTCAACAATATCGAGAGACATGAGCTTCTCGGCAATTTCTCGTATTGGTATTCGTCGTGGATTTTCAATCGCGTCAGCACAGTTGTATTTCCGAAGGAAGGCTTCAGCTTCCTCTTCAAAATCGTCTACATAGTGAAAAAATGGATTCTCCATGCGGTCACTGTCACCTTTCTCTCAAATTAGTCATCCTTCTCGTCGCGGAGAATCTTATAAATTTCACCCATAAAAACATTGGCAAATTTAGCGCGGACCTCTTCATTATTGAGAAGAAGCGTGTAGAAATCTGCGTTCTGGTCATATCCCTCTACAAGAGCATCCTGAATGCAATCATCATATGTAAACTTAAATTCATTGATTTGGTTGCTCTTAGCGCTCTTTTTAAGCCTTTCCTTAAATTCATCATTTTTTAGAAGAAGGTCGCGAAGCTGCATTGCTGCTTTTGTAGTGAAATCAGGCTCATAATCTTTGTCATATAAGGCATTGACTTCATCAATGATCTGAGAAAGCTTCTTCTTTTGCTCTTCCTCGAGGCTCGCTGGCTTCGGCTTCTTGATTTTTACCTCCGGTTTTGACTCAATCTTTCCACCGTTATGTTCTTCCATCTGTTTCTGTCTGAAATCACTGACCGTGATTTTATCAGCAATATCAAAGTTGTTTCCGCCACTACCAGGATTCAATTCCTTGATCAGGTACGACATGAAGTTATAACGTTTATGGAACTCAATGTTTTCGTACGCAGTAGCTTGAATCAGGAAGCAATATCCCTTTAAAAACCTACGCATAGTAATCTTGATTTCCATCTGCTCTTTTTCGGGACGCTTCATAATGATTTTCAACGACTTGTCAAGCAAAGCCCACATCCGCTGTTTGTCTTTCGCAGTGCGCGACGGTTGATACAAGTATGTATTGAATTCATCTATGTCGTCAGCGTCAAGAAAGTCGTACTCATCGATTTCCCGGTCGAGGTCGCGAATATCGGAAGGTGATATTGTCTGGAACAAAATCGTATCTTTGTAATACGGCTCGAACGCCTTCTTGATGTCGTCATATTCGTTCTTGAAATCCAGTACGAACGTAGTCTTTTCATAAGGTGGACATATGCGGTTCAGACGAGACAGCGTCTGTACTGCTGCAACGCCTTTTAGTTTCTTGTCCACATACATTGCCACCAGTTTCGGCTGATCAAATCCAGTCTGATACTTATCTGCGACGATCAATACTTGATAGCAACTACGGTCGAATTCATAACGCAGTTCTTCTTCCTTGATGTCGTTCATACCCTCTTCGGTGTATTCCTGATTATTCAGCTTCACCTTGCCGGAAAAGGCGACCAGTGCCCTGATGCCCGTATATCCTTTTGCTTTAATGTATTTTTCAAATTCCTGTCGGTACTTTACTGCTGCGGGGCGTGAAGAAGTGATAACCATCGCTTTCGCATTTCCGCCCAAGCATCCTGCTACATTCGCACGGAAATGTTCGATGATAATTTCTACCTTCTGTGCGATGTTCGTATCGTGTAGATCAATGAAACGCGCCATTTTACGTTTTGCGGTAATAGAAGCAAGTTCCGGATCGTCCTGAATCGCCTTGTTAATATGGCAATATGTTTTCCATGTTACATAGTTATCCAGTACGTTCAGGATATAGCCTTCCTCGATTGCCTGCTTCATTGAGTACAAGTCGAAAGATTCCTTTTTCCCTGTTGCATTAAGCGTTCCGAATAGCTGAATCGTATCGGGCTTAGGTGTTGCGGTGAAAGCGACCATAGAAACATTGCTCTGTTTTCCGCTTTTCTGAATTTCCTCGAGCATTTTGTCTTCTTCGGTCTTGTCATCGCCGTCGCTTTCTTCATTGGTCAGAACACTCGTAACAGATTGCATATAAACACCCTCTGTTGAAGAGTGTGCCTCATCAATCAGAACAGCGAATTTCTTATCTTTTAGGTTGCCTAAAAGATTATTGTTCAGGATATAGTAAAACTTATGAATCGTAGTGACTATGATTTTTGTGTTGCCACCGAGTGCAGCCGCCAGATCTTCGGAGTCGCACTTGTCATCCATAACCTTAACCTGTCCGCTCTTATGTTCAATTCCGAGGATAGCTTCCTGCAACTGTCGATCAACCACGATTCGGTCTGTAATAACCAAAACGGAATCAAAGATGTTCTGATTAGCATCGTCGTGTACCGTCGCGAGTATATGGGCCAGCCATGATATGGTTTCCGTCTTGCCGCTGCCTGCCGAGTGCTCAATCAGATAATTGCAGGATGTATGGTTTATTATCACGTCGTTCATCACTCGCTCTACAGCTCTGAGCTGATGGAAACGAGGGAAGATGAGCTCCTTTGTCTTTTTAATCTTTCCGGTGTCCGGATTCCTGCGTTCCTTCTTCTTGATGTAAATGAAACGCTCAATTAAAAACAGAATATTATCTTTTGTCCAGATTTTATCCCACATATATGAGACATTAATTCCGTTTGGATTACGCGGATTCCCTTTACCAAAATTATCGCCAAGGTTGAATGAATTGAAGAAGGTATCATTTCCTTTGAGTTCTGTTGTGAAATACACTTCATTTAGGTCCATTGCAAAGGCTGCGAAAACGCCAACCCGCGTCTTAAACAGTCTGGTAGAAGCATCGCGTTCTTCTTTATATTGACGGATAGCATCATCAACAGACTGCCCAGATGTGTTACATTTCAGTTCGACCGCAAAAATGGCGAGACCGTTCAGGAAAAGAACCAAATCAATCCGCTCGCCGTCTTTATGATAGACCTCCTGCATGACAGAGAAGATGTTCTTCTTATAATTTTCAACAGCTTCTGTATTGATAGTGCTGTCAGGCTTGCGGTACATCAGCTTTAGCGATGCACCATTGTCAAACTCCACGCCGTGTTTAATTACGTCAATCAATCCTCGACTATCCTTATTGATTTCGGAATTAATATAATTGATAATCGTTTCTTCCGTGCGGTTCTTGTACATTCGGCGGAGCTGATCCATCGTGTCCGGCTGCGTGTCCTCGAGGAATTCGAGAAGCACATCTGTGTCCATGGCAAGTCCGGGCTTATACGCCGTGTTCGGACGCTCCCGGAAGTGGTTATTATCCCGGAGCTGATCGATGATCAGCCTCTGGTAATCCTCCTTCTCTTTTAACTGGTCGGCTCTGATTGGCATATTACACGACCTCCTTTACTCGTTTCTTGCCGGTGACGTATTCATAAATGGTTGCAGTTTTTGCCATATTTATCACTTCTAACTGTTTTTTCTTTCCATCTATGACCTTGTCGATCTTTTCTGTGGCTTTATCCAAATATAAAGATATCTGTTGTTGTTCTTCAATAGGAGGAACAACGACTCGAAGATTCTTGATTCCATCTATTCCAAGTTCAGGTCTTGTGCTTTGCATCGCAGACATATCCTGAATCTGATCCTGTACTACTGTTGAAGTCAGAACGTAATAAAAGTATTTAGCATCCCGATTATCTGGAAACGTTATTTTTCCCACATGCGAAGTAGTGTTGCTTATAGGAATGTTTTCAGGAACTATCGCTGTTTTACCTATCGTCGCCCCAGTTTTTGCAATCAGCAAATCTCCAGGCTTCAACTGACTATTCTTTATTTTTGCATTCATGGAATCTGAAATATAGACAAGGCCATCTAAATTTAGTCCATCTCCAAACGTAAGGTTTAAAACTCGCAAATACGGTATTCCTTCTGGTAAATAGTCATCGGATTGAATAAGGCCGTGATCGCCATCACCAATAGGATAAGTAGAACTATCGTCCACCAAATACTTGACTTTGCTGACTTCCCAGTGCATGGGGATCTTTTTTATACAATTAATCCCTGTATCCTTCATCTCCACGTTCTTATCCAGTCCCTTTGTCACTGTTTTGGTGATGAGGGACTTTTTGTATTTCTGGAGAAGTTCTATCTGCCGCTCAAGGCTCGCGATGATCTTGTCGAGCTTGGCGCAGCGCTTGTCGAGGTAATCGGCGATGCGTTCCTGCTCCTGAAAATCCGGGAACGTGTAGTAAAACTCTGCAAAATCCCCTTGATACAGATGAACGATAGTGCTGTTGCCCGCATTCTTGCAATTGAACCAGTTCCAAAACTCATCCGACTTAAGTACCCAGTACAGAAAGCGGCGGCTGTATCCTTCATACGGCATAATCCGAAGCACACCGCTGTTAAGGGATGTTTCACCCGGCATATCAGAAACAATGGCTACCTTACCAATGGTTCCATCTTTTGTAATAAGAAGGTCACCATTTTGAATCTGTATATCTTTTGCCTCTTCCCAACGTTTCATAGGAACATGGACGCAATTCTCCCAGTCTATACCGCCGTCAAGGAAATCAACGCCGGTAATCAGATACGCGCCTTTGTCCTGATATTCTTCGGACGTAAGTCCCTGCCATCCGATACGTCCTTTAAGGGAGGACATGTATTTTATTCTTGTTATCTTCCAGTCTGAGGGGATGGCTCCAATCCACTTCAGACCGCTGTCCTTCATGGTCTCCATCAAATGCCATCCTCCTGCAAATCTGCAATTTCTGTCGAGAGCTCCTTTTCAAGATTCATAAATTCAGACAGCAAATCGTCCGCCTTTTCCGGCTCATGATACTCATAGAAATACCGTGTGAACGGAAATTCGGCTCCGAGTTTTTCCTTATTCGTCGTGCTCGGCTTTTTGTTCTCATCGAAGTCATAGAAGTAGATGGCGTCCGGAATATGCGGAAGGACCTCCGCCTTCATATACTCGTCTGCGTCCTGATTCAGCCTGATAATCTCTGAATCCTTCGTGGTCGGATCGATGATCACATTACCCTTGCGGTCTTTCTGCACAACGGCAGACTTATCCATTACAGATAACTCCATAGCGATGCTGTCCAGCCGTGAGGCTGTCATGCCATCAATATCATTTAGGATCTTCTTGAGAGCTGTACTGAACTTTGAAAAGTCCATGTATACCTTGTCAGACTCATGTTCCTTCAGCGCAGCAATAACAGCTTCTGTGAAGGTCTTCCCCTTGAGCTGCTTCTGATATGCTTTCTCGTCCTTAGAGCTTCTCGGATTCGTCTCTTCGAGTTCCTCGAGTTTTGCCTTGTTAAAAACATTCGTATTAGCCGTGAAATAAGCGCTCGTCCGGAGAGCCTCAATCGACTCCTCATCAATTGTGCCTCTGCGCTGCAGCGGCTGATAGACCGACCATTCCTTGTAGAGGAATTCCTCGCGGTCAAAAATACGGCTCTCGATTTTACAATCATGTTTCCTCTTCTCATTCCACAGCGTCTTTTTGCATGGCGCAAAATCCGCGTAAACTTCTGTAATGAGCTTTATCTGCTCTTTGGAAATCTCGCGTCTCTTTTTGCCGAGACTGCGCTTTAATGGCGTCCACATATCTGTAGCGTCGATAAACTGCACTTTGCCTTTTTGTTCCTTCCGCTTGCCCTTGGAGAGAATGAATGCGTAAATCGCAATGTCCGTGTTGTAAAAAAGCTGTGACGGGAGACCAATAATTGCCTCGACCAGATCATTCTCAAGCATATAACGTCTGATCTGGCTTTCACCGCTCGTTGTGTTTCCTGAAAAGAGTGGAGAGCCATTCGAAATAATAGCCGCGCGTCCAACCTTCTTCTGCATTTTATAAATGGCGTGCTGCATGAAAAGAAGCTGCATGTCGCCACCAGCAGGAAGTCCTGCCGGGAATCTGCCGTTCTTGCCTTTCTTATGTTCCTTGCGGACAGCGTCTTCCACGCCGTCTCCCGCGTCATTTCCGCTCCATGCCTGACCAAATGGAGGATTCGCGATTACAAACCGCATAGCTGTATCTTCGAAACAGTCCTCCTTCATGGTGTCGGCAAACCTGATATTATTTGCTTCCTGTCCCTTGATCAGCATATCCGCGAGACAGATAGCATGAGAGTCAGGACTGTTTTCCTGACCAAAAAGCCGGACATTAGCATCCGGATTCATCCGCAAAATAAAATCGTTGCAAGTAGATAACATCCCGCCTGTGCCGCACGCCATGTCCAATACGGTGACCTCGCGGCCTTCTGAGAAAACATCGCTGCAGCCTTCCGCAAGCAGAATGCTGGTCAAAAGCCGAATGACCTCACGTGGTGTGTAGTGATCACCAGCTTGCGCATTTTCAGAAAAGCGGCGAATAATTTCTTCGAACATATATCCCATCTTGACGTTGTCCACTGTATCCGGATTCAAGTCAAGTTCTGAGAATTTCTTTACCACGCCGAGCAAACGATTGTATTTATCAAGATCCTTAATAACCTGCTTAAATTTCAGCTCTTCAAAAATCGTCTGCACATTTGAAGAAAACGAGTCAATATAGAAAGTCAAGTTTTCAACAATTGACGGAGCCTCAGTGAGGAGATTCGTCAAGTCAAATTCACATGTGTTATAAAACTGATATCCCGATTTTCTGCAGAGCAGCTGCTCTGGGGCTTTCGGGTTTTTCTTATATGCAGCGACAACCGCCTTCTTTGTAGGTGCAAGCGCGCACTCCAGTCTGCGCAATATCGTCATCGGGATGATGACCTCTTTATATTGATCAGGCTTGTATGGACCGCGCAGTGTATTCGCGATGGAAAAAACCATAGCGATTTCCTTAGACGCATCAATCGTCTTATCGTCCATCATCACCTGTGTAATCTTATGCTCTGGCACTGTTTTAATCCTCCGTTATCAATATTCGTTAATGTCAATTCCGGCCTTCAGCAGCCGCTCATATCGGTCATTTGAAATTATTACCGCTAATGGTTTCCCGTTCTTAAGGACAAAACCCGCAGTGTCGTTTTCTGAAATAGCCGTTATTATCTTCGAGGATTTCCCACGCAAAAAATCAGACATATTGTAGTGTTCCATCGGAGTAATGCTCTTCTTTGTTTCCGCCATCGTATTTCCTCCTGGCATCGAACTAACATAATCCATTGCCGCCATCAACGGCCTGCTTTTGAATAAAGCAAACTATATTGCTATTATAACAAAAAGTAATTACAATTACAAGTACATTTTGATAAACATTTTCACTGATAATTGTACAAATCAGAGAATTTTCAAAATTTCTCTAACTTGGCAAGTTAGAAAGAACCGCAATATAGCCCTGTTTTCAAGATTGGACTTTCAAAAAAGCCCGGAAAACAGGGCTTTTTCACTAACTTGGCAAGATTCGAGGTGCTCGCCCATTCTCAGTAAAATGAGTTTAGTGATTGAATCACAGCCGGACAAAACGCCTGCCGATCACAGGCTATCCAGTAAGCCCGGCACTCATTACATCACGCTCTCCTTCTGGATAGGACCGCTGAAGAAAGGAGGCGCACCATGTCAGTCAATAACACAGACTACAAAATCGGCATCAATAATGCCGCTTCAATTATCGAATCAGAACTCGGCAGCGAAGTCGTTAATTTTGTCTTTCAAAAATACGGCGCACACGACATAGACGATCTGAACCCGGCTTATCTGCCGGATGTATTTAATGAGCTCTACGCCATTGAAGCGGATCTGCGCTAACACAAGCAACCTGATATGAATTTGCCCTGAGCAAGGCATTAAAAGGCTCACCGTTACAGCCGTTCACCTCGGTGCACAGAGGCGGCTCGAATTGCTGCAGCGGTCACAACTTCATCATCCAGCCTACGAGCGTGGCTGGCCAATTCGAAACGAGTTCAATCCCGCTTCGGACAGGTCAACCATGCCTTTTTGCGTCTGTCCTTCCGTTTCGGGAGCGAACGGAAAGGACAATCTATGACAAAAGATGCAAAAAAGTATCGCCTTTTCCGCAAAGGCACCCATACCTGGTATGAGGTGCCGGAAGAACAGTACAGGGAATTCGACCGGTGGCGCACGAATCTGCGCAAGCGTGAACAGTATTGGGGCCGCTGTTTCTGCCCTCGCAGTAAATGGTGGCTGTGCGACGGGAATTGTCTCGATTGCGAATATCACACAAGAAACGATGTCTCTCTGGATGATCCACTTCCTAACGGTGACGGCACTATTGGAGATTATATTGTGGACGATAAGCCCACGCCAGAAGAAATCACATCGGATCGTGATCTGTTTATGCGTCTTATCAAAAGGCTCCGCGGGATTGATCCGGAAGCAGATCGCATCATTCAGATCTGGCAGGACCACCCGGAAGGCATCTCAGACAGAAAAGTCGCAGAGCTTCTCGGTCGCAAGCAGAGAACGTTCGCCGATGAGATGAAGAAATTCCGCGACGAATTCCGTGCCTATCGTAACTTCTAATTCATTATCTGTCTGCCGCTGTCCCGATTTCAGGACAGCGGCAGATTTTTTGTTTTTCTTCCGCTCAAATCGCCCGCCCGTCTCCAGTGGAAGGTGAAGGGCAAGGAAAGCAACCCGGAAAGTGAGGTGAACAGAATGTATCGCAACTATGCAGACAGCGGAGGCGCGTCGGTGAACACGGCAAGTGAGGAGATCAGACTCCTCAATGCCATCAGCCGCGTGTCCGCACGACTGGCGAGAAACCTGACGATTCTTGCCGCCAACAGCCAATCCGAGAAAGGAGGAAAAACCTATGTCAAAAATGGCCGAAATGGATCAGACCATCCGAGAACTCAGAGATGCCGCTGATTCCATTATCAGCGCAGCCGACTGGCTCGCCCAGCAGTTTTCAGGAACTGATGAAGATCTTTCAGCCAACCCGGCGTCGGTACAGAAACCGGCGAAGAAGGAGCTGAAGCTCGAAGATGTCCGTTCCGTACTGGCGGATAAGTCCCGTGCCGGATATACCGCCGAGATACGTGACCTGCTTAAAAAGTACGGCGCGGACAAGTTGTCAAAGGTCAATCCGGCAGATTACGAAGCCCTCTTGAAGGACGCGGAGGTGCTCGGAAATGGCAGCTAACTCACACGCCGTTCTTTCCGCCTCGTCTGCTGACAGGTGGCTTCACTGCCCGCCGTCCGTCAGACTCAGTGAGGAATTCGAAGACAAAGAAAGCGGCTGCGCCTTGGAAGGCACCTGCGCGCATGCTCTTGCTGAGTACAAGCTCCGCAAGGCGCTCAGTTATCCTGCGGACGATCCAACCGAAAACCTCGACTTCTACAACGAGGAGATGGACGAGGCGACTGACGGATACGTCAGCTACGTTCTCGAACAGGTACAAGCCGCTAAGAAAACCTGCCCGGACCCGACCATCATGGTCGAGCAGCGCGTAGATTTCTCCCGCTGGGTGAAACAAGGCTTCGGCACCGCCGATGCACTCGTCATCGCGGACGGAACGCTCCACATCATAGATCTCAAGTACGGAACCGGGATCGAGGTTTCAGCGGAGGACAACCCACAGCTCAAATGCTACGCGCTCGGGGCCTTGGAGATTTTCGATTACATCTACGACATCGATACCGTCGCCCTGCATATCTACCAGCCGAGACGCCAGAACATCAGTGAGTGGCAGCTTCCGAAAGCCGATCTTCTCGCATGGGCCGGGGAGGTCCTGATGCCCGCGGCGGATGTTGCATGGGACGGCAAGGGAGAATTCTCCTGCGGCGACTGGTGCCGTTTCTGCAAGGCGAAAAACGTCTGCCGCGCCAGAGCCGAGGAGAACCTGAAGCTCGCACAGCATGATTTCAAGCTCCCTCCGGAACTGTCCGACGCGGAGATTGAGGTCATCCTTTCCAAAGTGGACAGGCTGGTCTCATGGGCGTCCGACATCAAGAAATACGCGCTCCAGAAGGCGCTTTCCGGAAAGGAATGGCACGGCTTCAAGCTGGTCGAGGGACGATCCGTCCGCAAGTACACCGACGAGACATCCGTCGCCAAGGCAGTCGCTGATGCCGGGTACGACCCGTATGAGAAGAAACTTCTGGGCATCACCGCCATGCAGAAGCTTCTCGGCAAGTCCCGTTTTGATGAACTCCTGTCGGCATACATAGAAAAGCCGCAGGGCAAACCGACACTCGTGCCGGACAGCGACAAGCGCCCGGCCATAAACACAGCAAAAAATGATTTTATGGAGGACAAATTATGAGTAAGAAGATGCAGAACCCAATGAAAGTTATCACCGGCCCCGATACCCGCTGGAGTTATGCCAACGTGTGGGATCCGAAATCCATCAATGGTGGTACCCCAAAGTACAGTGTCTCGCTCATCATTCCGAAGTCCGATGCCAGGACACTCGCCAAAATCAAGACCGCCATCGAAGCCGCCTACAAGGAAGGCGAAGCAAAACTTAAAGGCAGCGGTAAGACCGTACCGGCGCTTTCCGCAATCAAGAGCCCTCTTCGTGACGGCGACACGGAACGCCCAGATGACCCGGCTTACGCGCATGCCTACTTCATCAACGCAAACGCTGCGTCTGCTCCCGGCATCGTGGATGCAGATGTGAATCCAATTCTGACCCGTTCTGAGGTTTACAGCGGTGTCTACGGCAGAGCCAGCATCACCTTTTACGCCTTCAACTCTTCCGGTAACAAGGGAATTGCCTGCGGTCTCAACAACCTGCAGAAAATCCGCGACGGAGAACCGCTCGGCGGCAAGGCAAGCGCTGAGGAAGATTTTGCAGCTGATGACGATTTCCTGAACTGAGAAAGGAACGGTGAAAATCTATGACAACATTACAGGCGATCTTGGTAATCATCCTGCTCATCATCTGCCTCTGCTTCAGCATTGCGTTTCTGATCAGTGCAGTTCAGGATGCAGTGTACGACCGCAGGCGTGAGAAGCGTGAGCAGGAACAGGCTGCCCGTGATCTGGAATATCACGAAGCGCGTATGAAAGCTTTAAAATAAGCAAATGTCAGGCGGCAGGGATTCCTTCCTTGCCGCCTGTTTAAATTGAGGTAAATGTATTGAACGACATATCCATAGATATCGAGACCTACAGTGATGTAAATCTTGCCAAATGTGGTGTTTATAAATATGCGGAGTCTCCGAACTTTGAAATTCTGCTCTTCGGATATTCTGTTGACGGCGGTGAGATCAGAACGATTGATCTCGCACAGGAAGAAAAGCTGCCACCAGATCTCATCAATGCTCTCGTAAGTGACGAAGTCGTCAAATGGGCGTACAACGCGAACTTCGAACGGGTATGTCTTTCCCGGTATCTGCGTGACATGGAAATCAGTCTCGACCCATTTCATGACGATCATCCTCTGTCCATGGAACGCGCCCGTTTTCTCAATCCTGAAAGCTGGCGTTGCTCAATGGTCTGGGCGTCAACGATGGGACTTCCGCGTTCTCTGGAAGGCGTGGGCGCTGTCCTCGGCCTTGAAAAGCAAAAGCTCACAGAGGGCAAGGACCTCATCAAATACTTCTGCGTTCCCTGTGCTCCGACAAAATCGAACGGCGGAAGAACCAGAAACCTACCCTGTCACGCTCCGGATAAATGGGAAACCTTCAAGCGATATAACATCCGGGACGTTGAAACGGAAATGGGCATCAAGAAGCGTCTGTCAAAGTTCCCGGTACCAGACTTCGTTTGGGATGAATACCACATCGATCAAGAGATTAACGACCGTGGCGTTCGTCTGGATATGGGTCTTGTAGAAAAGGCCATCGAGATGGATTCCAGGTCACGGTCAGAACTCACCGCGGCCATGAAGGAGATCACTTCCCTCGATAATCCGAACAGCGTGCAGCAGATGAAGCAGTGGCTTTCGGATAACGGCCTTGAAACTGACAGCCTCGGCAAAAAGGCCGTCGCGGAGCTCTTGAAAATTGCTCCGCCGAAGCTCTGCACCGTCCTGGAACTCCGCCAGCAGCTTGCCAAATCCTCCGTCAAAAAATATCAGACCATGCAGCGGGCCGTCTGTGATGACGGAAGAGCCCGCGGGATGTTCGCCTTTTACGGCGCGAATCGCACGGGTCGCTGGTCAGGCAGGCTTATTCAGATGCAAAACCTCCCGCAGAATCATCTCCCCGATCTGGCCGAAGCCCGCGCTCTTGTGAAATCCGGAAACTTTGAAGCCGTCAAAATGCTCTACGAGGATGTGCCGGACACGCTTTCCCAGCTCATCCGGACAGCGTTCATTCCGAAAGACGGCATGCTTTTTTACGTCGCCGACTTTTCCGCCATCGAAGCGAGGGTAATCGCATGGTACGCCGGTGAGAAATGGAGACAGAAGGTATTCGAGAATGGCGGTGACATCTACTGCGCATCGGCCAGCCAGATGTTCCATGTACCGGTTGTGAAACACGGCGTGAACGGACACCTGCGGCAAAAAGGTAAAATTGCGGAGCTCGCGCTCGGCTACGGCGGATCGGTCGGAGCGCTTAAGGCGATGGGCGCTCTTGAGATGGGGCTTTCTGAGGACGAGCTTCCTCCATTGGTCGACGCATGGCGGCAGACCAATCCTCATATTGTTCAGTTCTGGTGGGATGTGGATCGGGCTGTCATGAACGCCGTCCGATACCATACCCCTTCTACCATTTACGGTCTGTCGTTCGAGTGCCGCTCCGGAATGCTGTTCATCAGGCTGCCCTCCAGCAGGAAACTCGCATATGTGAAGCCGAAGATCGGAATCAACCGGTTCGGCGGCGAGTGCGTCACCTATGAAGGCATCGGCGCTTCTAAAAAATGGGAATGCCTCGACTCCTATGGGCCGAAATTCGTAGAAAACATCGTGCAGGCCACTTCCCGTGACATTCTGTGCTACGCCATGAAAACGCTACGCTGCTGCCGGATTGTCATGCATGTCCACGATGAACTGATTATTGAAGCAGACCCGTCGGTTTCTCTTGACGCGATCTGTGAACAGATGGGTCGGACTCCTCCGTGGACGCCGGGACTTATCCTTCGAGCAGACGGTTATACTACACCTTTCTATAAGAAGGATTGAAACAACGTCAATAGACAGTTCTCACCTCCGTGAAAAAGCGGAGGTGATTTTTTCGCTCAAAACGACTGCCTTTCTCCAGTGGAAAGTGAAAGGGTGAGCGTCATATAAAAATTTTTCTGCCCGCCCGGAAAGGACAATCATATGTCAAACGAAATAACAACATTTACAAACGCGGAGTTCGGATCTATTCGTACCACGACGATAGATAACGAGCCGTGGTTTGTGGGTAAGGATGTAGCGGAAGCCTTAGGATACAGCAATCCTCGTAAAGCACTGATTGACCATGTGGATGACGAGGACAAGGGAGTAACGAAATGTGACACCCTTGGCGGAGTGCAGGACATGACGGTCATCAACGAGTCCGGTCTGTATTCGCTTATCCTCGGCAGCAAACTTCCCACAGCAAAGCGCTTCAAACACTGGGTGACCTCAGAGGTTCTGCCGTCCATCCGCAGACACGGTCTTTACGCCATCGGCGACATTCTGGCGAACCCGGATATCGCCATTGCGGCTTTGCAGGAGCTCAAAGCGGAACGAAACAAGAGACAGCAGCTTGAAAACACAGTCGCCGTCCAGACTCAGCAGATCGCGGAGATGAAGCCGAAGGCCAGCTATTACGATGTGGTTCTGAACTGCAAGGACCTTGCTGCCATCTCCGTCATTGCCAAGGATTACGGCTGGAGCGCAAAACGAATGAATAAGTGGCTGCATGAGAAAGGAATCCAGTTCAGGCAGCCGAGCGGCATCTGGCTCCTCTACCAGCAGTACGCCGACAAAGGCTACACCTCTACGAAGACCTCAACCTTTACCGGAAACGGCGGTGAAATCCATACTGCCGTCCACACCTACTGGACGCAGGCAGGAAGGCTCTTCATCTATGAACAGATGAAGACGGACGGCAACCTGCCGCTTATCGAACAATAAATTCTTCTCCTGCTCACCTCCAATGAACGGAGGTGAGTTTTTTCCGCTCAAAACGGCGCTCCTTCTCCAGTGGGAAGTAGAGGCGAATAGCGCCTCAGGAAGGAGGTAAAGCGCATGGATTTCAAAAACAGCGAGAGCTATCCGGACCCGACATGCTACGAGGCTATTAAAAACATTCAGGCCGAGGAGCAGAGGTCGCTTAGGGCTTTTCGTCCGATCGTCTACATCTGCTCTCCGTACTCCGGGGATGTAGAGAAAAACGTAAACGCGGCCAGACGCTACAGCCGTTTTGCCGTAGATCAAGGATACATTCCGCTCGCACCGCATTTGCTTTTTCCACAGTTTCTTGATGATAACGACGAGTCAGAACGCGCGCTCGGACTGTTCTTCGGAAACGCCCTGATGAGCAAATGCGCTGAGGTCTGGGTGTTCGGAGACAGGATCTCCGCCGGGATGGAAACAGAAATCAGACGCGCCAGATGGAAAGGCTACCATCTGCGCCATTTTACAGAAGATTGCCAGGAGGTTTAATCATGTACGAAATAAGCGAACACAGCCAGGTGCTGGATGACGGGACGGAAATCACAACCTATGAACGGGAAGTCGTAAGCGGCGCCAACATCCTCGACGTGGAGGCCGGAACCACCGGTTACATGGGCGGCGACACCGGGCATGGCGGCAGAACATATTTCAGGATTTCCGATGCGGCATGCACAGACATTGATGTTCATGTTTTCCGTGACCGCTTCGGAGATGCGGCAGGATTTGAAGTCATTTTCGGCGGTGACTGCGAACTGGAGACCATGATCCGGGCACTCAAATTCATCACCAAGGTGCTCGAGGACGAATCGAAGGAGGTCTGCGACTAAGCATGAAATTCACGTTATACACCGCCGACTGCACGGGAAATGAGGCCAACTGCCTCTACCCGCATGAAGTGATTATCAATAGTCCGGAAGATTTCGCGGCTGCCGTCGCGCACGATCACGTGACCGCGGCATATAAGAACAGCTATCGCTCGAACGACAATTTCATCTCCGCTGATGCGATTGTCTGGGATTGCGACAATGACTTCTCCGAAGACCCGAAAACTTGGGTGACTCCGGAGAAGCTGGCAAAAGGCGCTCTTGCAGACGTGTCGTTCGCCGCTTCCCCGAGCCGCCATAATATGCTGCCGAAAGACAGCTATTCAGCGCATCCCCGTTTTCATCTGGTCGCACCGATCACGATCTGCTCGGATGCCGCTGCCTTTACGGCACTCAAAAAGTCCGGTGTGCAGCAATTTCCGTTCTTTGACTCCAAGGCGCTCGACGCGGCTCGTTTTCTGTATGGTGTGAAGGTAAAACCGGAAGACGTGTTCTGGCATGAAGGCACTCTTACGATTGATGAGATCCTGCCGGACACGCCGGACGAGGAAGCACCGGACGAGCCAGCCTACACCGGCGGGTCAATTCCGGAAGGGAGCCGCAACAACACGATGTCTCATTTTGCTGGCCGTGTTCTGAAACGCTTCGGGGACACGGACAAAGCCTACGAGGCGTATCTGGAACGCACCACCAAATGCGATCCTCCGCTTCCCACGAGGGAGCTGCGCACCATCTGGCACAGCGCCCTGAAGTTTTTCAAGAACAAGGTGGAAAGAAGCGACGGATATGTTCCTCCGGATGAATATGAGAATACGTTCGGCAGCAGCTTCCTGAAACCGGAGGACTACTCCGATATCGGCGAGGCCAAGATCATCGCCAAAGAATGTCAAAGCATGCTCCGCTTTACCAGCGCCACGGACTTCATTGCCTTCGACGGCGACCGCTGGTATGAAGACAAGCAGAAATCTCTGGGAGTTGTTGAAAATTTCATGGACGACCAGCTTCTCGACGCAACGGAGGCGATCCGCATCGCAGAAGAAAACCTGACAGCGCTCGGCATCTCGGAAGCAGACGTCAAGGCAAGAAGCAAGGCTCTTGCCAATGCCGTTCCTGAAAACAAGATCGGACTTCTCTACGCTCTTATCGGCGCGGACGCGTATAAGAAGTTCGTCATGAAATACCGTAACTACAAGAACATCGTAAACGCTCAGAATGCCGCGAAGCCGATGCTGGCGCTTGACGTATCCGAACTCGATTACGATCCGGAGCTCCTCAACACGCCGGACGCTACCTACGACCTGACGAAAGGTCTTTCAGGCAGCCACGAGCACGACCCCGATGATCTCATCACGAAGATCACAGCCTGCTCTCCCGGTGATAAAGGAAAGGATATCTGGCTGCAAAATCTTGACCTGTTCTTCTGCGGCGATCAGGAACTGATCGACTACGTGCAGCAGATCGTCGGCATGGCGGCGGTCGGACGCGTCTACGCGGAGCAGATGATCATCGCCTACGGCGGAGGTGCGAACGGCAAGTCCACCTTTTGGAACACTATCGCGAGAGTGCTCGGAAACTACTCGGGCAAGATCTCCGCGGAAGCGCTCACCATGAACTGCAAGAGAAACGTCAAACCGGAAATGGCGGAGCTCAAGGGCAAGCGTCTCATTATCGCTTCGGAGCTTGAAGAAGGACAAAGGCTGAACACCGGTATGGTGAAGCAACTCTGCAGCGTTGACCCGATCGAAGCGGAAAAGAAGTATAAAGACCCGTTCCACTTCGATCCTTCTCATACACTCGTCCTCTATACGAATTACCTGCCGAAGGTGTCCGCCAATGACGACGGTACCTGGCGCAGGCTCATTGTGATTCCTTTTAACGCGAAGATCACAGGAAGCTCCGACATCAAGAATTACTCAGACTATCTTTTCGAGCACGCGGGACCGGCAATCCTTTCGTGGATTATTGAAGGCGCTGAGATCGCCATCGCAAAAAGATTCAAGATACCGGAACCGAAGGCGGTCAGAGACGCCGTTGACAAATACCGCGAGGACAATGACTGGCTCGGCCAGTTCATTGACGAACATTGCGACGTAGATCCGTCATATACGGAAAAATCCGGAGACCTTTATCAACAGTACCACACAGTCTGCTTTCAGACCGGTGAATACGCGAGAAGCACGACGGACTTTTACGGAAATCTCGAGAAGGCGGGATTTCGGAGAAAAAAGACCAGAACCGGTATTCTCGTTTATGGTCTGAAACTCAAGGACGGTCAGGATTTTCTGGACTAAAAGCAAAAGTGTGCAGGTCGAGAAGGTCTATATACAAAAGTCCCTATAGGGAAAAATCAAAATATTTATATAGAGGTTTTAGGAGTAGACCTTCGAGACCTGCACATCTCAGGTCTTTCAAGGAGGAATGCATGAACGAAAAGGAAATAGAACGCAAATTAGTCGTGATGATAAAAAGCGCGGGCGGGATCGCGCCGAAGTTCGTGTCTCCGGGTTTTGCGGGAATGCCAGACCGCATCGTCTTATTACCTGACGGAAATATTGCTTTTGCAGAACTGAAGGCTCCGGGAAAGAAGCCGCGCCCGCTCCAGTTGGCAAGGCACCGGCTGCTTAGAAAATTAGGCTTTCGGGTTTATGTCATTGATGATCCGGAGCAGATTGGAGGAATGATTGATGAAATTACAGGTGACCTGTGACTGGTGCGGCACAACGTTTGAAAGAGAAGCTGCAGCCCTGAAAAGCAAGAAGCATCACTTCTGCTGTAGAAAGTGTCTTGCTGATTTCAGTAGCAAAAGAAAGAATCCAGAAGGCTATGCGGAGTTCAAAGATTATACGAATATGAGCAGCCATATGACCCAGCTGAATGAAACACTGAATTCTATAAGAATGACTCCAAAAACAAGAGCCAAGCTGAGGAAGGCTCGCTTAGGAAAAGGGCGGTGTGACGGATATTCAAAAATTTTTAGCCAAGCTGCACACCGCGATGGTTTATTTCGGAATTAAGGAGAATTGACGAAGGAGGTGATGCCAAATGAAGTTCATACCACATGATTATCAGAAATATGCGATTTCCTACATTGAAAAGAATCCCATAGCTGCTGTCCTGCTTGATATGGGCTTGGGTTGAGGGCAAAACCGTGATCACCCTCACCGCTGTATCTGACCTATTGTTTGACAGTTTTGAAGTCCATCGTGTTCTGGTGGTGGCTCCCTTACGAGTTGCAAGAGATACGTGGCCTTCCGAAATCAGAAAATGGTCACACCTCAAAGAACTGACCTATTCCGTTGCAGTAGGAAATGTAAAGGAACGCAGAATTGCCCTAATGCAGAATGCCGATATCACCATCATAAACCGTGAAAATCTCGGATGGCTGATTGATGACTCCGGTTTTCCATTCGACTATGACATGGTGATTCTCGATGAACTTTCCTCATTCAAGAATCACAGGTCAAAGCGCTTCCGTTCCATGATGGACGTAAGGCCCAAGGTAAAACGTATCGTAGGACTCACCGGTACGCCTTCTTCCAATGGTCTTATGGATCTGTGGGCAGAATTCAAAGTTCTGGATATGGGGCAACGTCTCGGTCGTTTTATCACCCAATACCGCACAAATTACTTCATGCCGGATAAGCGAAATGGTGAGATCATCTACTCCTATAAGCCGCTGCCGGGCGCGGAGGACACCATCTACCGGGAAATTTCGGATATCACGATTTCCATGAAGTCGACGGATCACCTAAAAATGCCAAAGCTCATCAGCAGCGAATATGAAGTCCGCCTGTCCGATGAGGAACAGAAACGGTACGACAGCCTAAAGAAGAATCTGGTTCTGCAGCTTCCGGCCGGCGACATCACAGCCGCCAATGCCGCGTCCCTCTCCGGAAAGCTGTGTCAGATGGCCAACGGTGCCGTTTACTCTGACACCGGAATCGTTGTTCACATTCATGACCGAAAGCTGGACGCACTGGAGGACCTGATCGAAGCGGCAAACGGGAAGCCTGTGCTGGTGGCCTACTGGTTCAAGCATGACTTCGCCAGAATATCCGAGCGGCTGCACAAACTCCACATCCCGTCCTCCTGCCTTAATACTTCCGACAGCATCCGCAGATGGAACAACGGCGAACTTCCCGTGGCCCTCGTGCATCCCGCTTCTGCCGGGCATGGGCTGAACCTGCAAAGCGGCGGCTCAACGCTCATCTGGTTCGGGCTGACATGGTCGCTGGAGCTCTACCAGCAGACAAACGCCCGTCTCTGGAGACAGGGCCAAACCGCAAGCACTGTGGTGATTCAGCACATCATCACAAAGGGAACCATTGATGGTCGCATTCTGAAAGCCCTCTCGCATAAGAACCACACACAGGCAGCCCTGATCAACGCCGTGAAGGCGGACCTGAAAATCAGAGACAACTTTTGACAATCCGTGCCAATCCGAGTGAAACTTTCAATTCATCTTTACGGAGGTACGGTTATGCAGATAGCATGGAAATACCTGAATAAAAGGGCTGCCGCCTTGGATGCCCTCAAGGACTACGGCAGCATGCAATTCATTCTGGAACACACGCCCGACAACATCCGAGCGGAGCATGAAAAGATAGAAAGCGTCCGCAGTCCCAGTTTTGATAGGATGCCGCACGCCTATAACCCGCAGGCCTGTGAGGAACGCATTTTAAACGGCATCGAGGAAATCGACGTGCTGAAAGAGCGGTACTGGCAGGCGCTGGAGTACATGGCGTGGTTCCAGCCAGCGTGGGAAAATCTGACCGAGGGTGAGCGGTATGTGCTGAAAGCGTTTTACCTTTCCAACGGAACAGATGAACCCGTTGGCACAGTCTGTGAGCACTTCAGCATAGAGCGTTCCTCCGCCTACAACAAAAAGAACCGCGCGCTGAAGCATCTGGCGCTGCTGCTGTACGGAAAGCAGTAAAGTGAGTAAAATCGTGGACGACTTTCCCGTTTGAGTGTGCTATACTAATAGCATAGAGAACTGAAAAGGTGAAAGCCATCGAGGAGAAATCCCCGGTGGCTTTCTTGATACCCATGAGGAAGTGAATGAATGCCGTATAAACCAAAACGTCCGTGCCGTTACCCCGGGTGTCCGCGTCTAACTGACGGTACCTACTGCGAAGAACACGTGAAGCTTGTGCGGCGGCACTACGAACAGTTTACCCGAGGTTACTCCACCAGCAAGCGCTACGGCAGAGCGTGGAAGAAAATCCGTGACCGTTACGTCCGCAAGCATCCGCTCTGTGAGCAGTGTTTGAAGGAAGGACGCTACGTTGCAGTCGAGGAGGTCCACCACATCATTCCTCTCTCCGAGGGAGGTACAAATGACGAATCAAACCTGATGAGCCTTTGCCGCTCCTGCCACGAGAAGATTCATAAGCAGCGTGGTGATAGATGATTTTTGGCGGGTGGGGGCGGTCAAAATCATGAAACACTCCTTCAGCGGAAAGCACCGTCCCCTCACACGCGCGAAAAAAGCGTATTCAAAAGGGTAATAAAAGAAGGCGGTGAGAAAAATACCAACAAAATCGAATAATACCGGCGGCCGCGGCGGCAGACGTTCGGGTGCTGGACGCAAAAAATCTGCAGTATCCGAGAAAGCCGCGAACGGAAATCCGGGCGGCAGACCGCTTGAGGTGCTGGATATCCCGGAGATGGAAGGTGCCGACATGCCAGCACCGCATGACTTTCTTTCTGCCAAGCAGCATGACGGCTCGACGCTCGAAGCCGGTGAAATCTACCGGGAAACCTGGGAATGGCTCCAGAGAATCGGTGTCGCGCAGAAGGTTTCGCCGCAGCTCTTGGAACGCTACGCTATGTGCTCCGCAAGATGGATTCAGTGTGAAGAGATAACAACGAAGCTCGGATATCTTTCAAAGCATCCGACGACTGGCAAGCCGATCCCTTCTCCCTTCATTAACATCGGCATCAACTACATGAATCAGGCCAACCGCCTATGGGATGAAATCTTCCAGATTGTGAAGGAGAACTGCTCAACAGAATACGGCGGCCTCAATCCGCAGGATGACGTCATGGAACGGCTGCTCCGCGCCAGAAAGGGAATATAAATGGATACAACCAAATTTGAGCAGGTACCGATCGATAAACTGGTGCCCTATGCCCGGAATGCGAGGACGCATTCAAAAGAACAGATTGCGCAGCTGAGAGCCAGCCTTCGGGAGTTCGGTTTTGTCTCTCCCGCCGTCATCGACAGCAAATACAACATCTTGGTCGGCCACGGCAGAGTGCAGGCGGCACGTGAGGAAGGCTATACCACCGTTCCCTGT